TCAACAGACCGTGCAGCATACAAAATGGCTGACTCAATGGACAATGATGTTCTTAAGTACTTAGCTGGTTTCACAACTGCAAACGCTGTAAACACAACAGTAAACGGTACTAAAGCAGATACTGCTGCAGGATCAGACGAACTATTAGCTGCAAACAAGTTGAAAAAGGGTGACTTCGGTAACATCACAACTACATCTGCAGGTGATCACTCGATCCCATTAGCACCACGCTTAACAGGTGCAACTGCTATGTCTACATCAACTGCAACACCATTACAAGTACTAGCACGTATGTCTCGTACAATGGATGTAGCAAATGTTGACACTAGAGGTAGATGGATCGTTCTTGACCCAGTGTTCATCGAGATGCTAAAAGACGAGGATTCTCGCCTATTAAATGCAGACTTCGGTGGTGCAGGACTACAGAATGGTCTATTGGCTGCAAACATTCACGGCTTCCGTGTTTATCAGTCAAACAACTTACCAGCAGTTGGTACAGGTGCAGGAACTTCAGGTTCTGCTAACCAAAATGCTAACTACGGAGTTATCGTAGCTGGACATGACTCAGCAGTCGCAACTGCAGAACAGTTATCAAAAGTGGAAACATACCGTGACCCAGATAGCTTTGCAGACATCTGCCGTGGGATGCATCTATACGGACGCAAGATCCTACGCCCAGAAGCGATTGTAACAGCTAAGTTCAACGCTGCTTAATATAACGATTAACTTAGGGGCTGGCTTTAGTGCTGGCCCTTTTGTGCATTCATATTCATAAAGGACATAACCAATGGCTATTACAACGGCGATGTGCAACAGCTTCAAGCAAGAGTTACTTGGTGGTGTTCACGATCTAGATACAGACACACTAAAGATAGCACTTATTAAGAACTCTCCATCGGGTACTTATAATGCATCTACAGCTAATTACAGTACAGTAACAGGTAACTCAGATGAGGCTACTGGTACTAACTATACTACAGGTGGAAACACTTTAACAGGTGCAACTATTGCACTATCAGGTTCAACTGCCACTGTTGACTTTGCTGACACTACTTGGTCTTCTGCTACTATTTCTGCAGACGGATGTATAATCTACAACACATCACAGTCTAACAAAGCAATAGCAGTGATTGACTTTGGTGGAACTAAGACATCAACAAATGGTGACTATGTTGTTCAGTTCCCAACAGCAGACGCATCTAACGCAATCATTCGTATCGCTTAAGGAGCAATATTATGGCTCTCGTTGTCAAGGATAGAGTAAAAGAAACCGCTACAACTACTGGCACAGGTGCTGTTACGTTGGGTGGCGCTGTTACAGGCTTTGAGTCTTTTAGCTCTGCCCTTGCCAACAGTGATACTACATACTACGCTATTTCCAATCGTGATGCAGACGAATGGGAAGTAGGACTAGGTACATATAATTCAGGTGTACTAACAAGAACAACTATACTAGAGAGTAGCAACAGCGATAGTGCTGTTAGTTTTACTGCAGGTACTAAGGATGTGTTCATTACACTCCCTGCAGATAAGGCTGTTTACTTAGACGCTAATGATGCACTAAGTACAGGTAATATAGTTACAACAGGTTACATCAGAGGTCCTGCCTCATTCACGATTGACCCTGCTGCACATGGTGACAATACGGGTACACTTATAGTTGCAGGTAACTTGCAGGTAGACGGTACTACTACAACAGTAAACTCTTCTAATCTATCTGTGTCAGATCTAAACATTACAGTAGCGCAGGGTGCAGCTAATGCAGGTGCAGCCAATGGCGCTGGGCTTACAGTAGACGGTGCTAACGCTACATTTACGTATGACTCATCTAATGACAGATGGGCTATGAATAAGTCTCTAGCGACTAACCTTGTAGGCAACGTCACTGGAACAGTTTCATCTCTAAGCAATCTTGACACTGGAGACTTAGCTGAAGGTTCTAATCTCTATTACACTCAAGCCAGGTTTAACTCTGCATTTACAGCTAAGAGTAGTAGTGACTTATCTGAAGGTACTAACTTGTACTACACAGATGCTAGGTTCAATACAGCTTTTTCTGCTAAGAACACTGGTAACTTATCAGAAGGTACAAACCTCTATTACACACAGGCGAGATTTAACTCAGCATTTACTGCTAAGTCAACTTCAGACTTGTCAGAGGGTACAAACTTATACTATACTACAGCAAGGGCAAACTCAGCAATAGATGCAAGGGTGACATCATCCTTCGTATCAAACTTAGGTTCTCTAGATGCTGCAACATTAGAAGGCGATAACAAAGCCACCATATTAGCTACTGCAGAAGCAAGTGCATTAGCATTAAGCATAGCGTTAGGGTGATATAAACAATGGCAAATACATTTAAGAACTACACAAGCGCCTCAGTAGGTACAGGTGCTACAACTACATACACAGTACCAGGTTCAACTACATCAGTGATGATTGGTTGTAATGTAGCAAATAGAACAGGATCAGCTATAAACGTAGATGTACAGGCCGCAGGTGTTTACCTAGTTAAGGGTGTACCTCTTCCTGCAGGAGCTGCTTTATCTGTTTTAGACGGTAAGATTATTTTAGAGGCAGCGGATACTGTAATTGTAACAAGTGATACAGCATCTTCATGTGATATTATAGTGAGTGTATTGGAGCAAACATAATGGCTGGATATATTGGTAGTAAGGGCGGTGTAGTTCAATTAGATGGATATACTGAAACTGAAGCGGATGCAGAGTTTGTAACTAAAACTGGCGATACAATGTCAGGTAATCTTACAGTACCTAATATCATTACATCAGGTAATGTAGACGGTAGAGATGTATCTGTTGATGGTACTAAACTCGATGGTATAGCAACCAACGCTAACAACTATACACACCCTTCTGCACATGCAATATCTTTTATTACAGGATTACAGACTGCTTTAGATGGTAAGGTAGATGACTCTCAGGTATTAACAAATGTTCCCTCTGGTGCAGTATTTACAGATACAAATACAACTTATACAGTAGGTGACGGAGGGTTAACTCAAAAGAACTTTACTACTACTCTTAAAACTAAGTTGGATGGGATTGAGTCAAACGCTAAAGATGATCAAACTATAACTGCTGGCTCAGGTTTATCTGGTGGTGGTACTGGTAACGTAACACTAAGTCACAGCGACACATCATCTCAAGCATCATCAAATAACTCTGGTAGAACTTACATACAAGACATTACTCTTGATACATATGGACACGTCACTGGATTGTCTACAGCTACAGAAACAGTTGTAAATACAGACACAACTTATAGTATAGGTGATGGTGGTCTTACACAGAAGAACTTTACTACTACTCTTAAAACTAAACTAGATGGCATTGAAACATCAGCAGATGTAACAGATGTAACAAACGTTAAAGCGGCTCTTACTGCATTATCTACAGGCACAGACGCTGTAGGTGGAGACTTTATACCTGTATATGACGCATCAGCAGGTACATGGGAAAAGCAGACTATAACTAATGCAGCTTTACAAGGTCCTACTGGAGCAACGGGTGCTACAGGACCTCAAGGTCCACAAGGTGCTACGGGATCTGCAGGTAGTGATGGTAATGATGGTGCTACTGGACCACAAGGAGCGACTGGACCTCAAGGTTCTACTGGTCCTCAAGGGCCTACAGGCAATACTGGTGCTACAGGTAGCCAAGGTGCTACAGGACCACAGGGTGCAACAGGCCCTAGTGGCAATCCTTTCGGTGGCGGTACATTTACAGGAGATGTAACATTCAATAATGTGGTTCGACTACCAAGGTACTCATCCAATCCTAGTAGCCCAAGTACAGGTGACATGTATTACAACACAACAACGAATAACGCATTTATATACAACGGACAATCATGGATGGAAGCGACTGAAGAGCCTTTTTCTGCAACAGGAGGAACAACATATACTTCTGGCGGTTATAAGTATCACAAGTTTACAAGTTCTGGTACATTCACAGTTACGGGATCACATACAGTTGAATATCTAATAATAGCAGGTGGAGCATCTGGTGGTTCTAGGCACTCTGGAGGCGGTGGTGCTGGTGGATTGCGAAGCGGTTCTTTTGCTCCAATAACGGCAGGGTCTTATTCTGTAGTAGTAGGTGCTGGCGGTGCTACTTCAGGAAATGGTCAACAACAGGAATTTCAGGGTAATGATGGCGGCACTTCGTCCTTCAACAGTATCGCATCCGTTGGCGGAGGTGGTGGCGGTGCTAATAATATCGTTGGACGTTCAGGTGGTTCTGGCGGAGGTGGTGGTGAGCGAACTAACACTGGCGGTGGGGGTGCTGGTACATCAGGGCAAGGTAATGATGGCGGTGGCGCAGGTAGCAGTTATGGTGGCGGCGGAGGCGGCGGAGGTGCTGGTTCTGTTGGTCAAAGAGGTGCTATAAGCTATGGTCATTCTGGTGATGGTGGTGCTGGTACTAATTCGTATTCAACTTGGGCAACTGCAACTAGCACTGGTGTAAGTGGATACTATGCTGGCGGCGGCGGAGGCGGTGGTTACCAGATTAGTAACCCAAGTGGTTTCTCTGTTGGAGGATCAGGCGGAGGTGGCCGAGGCGGCGCAGATGGAAGTCGATTACCAACAACAGGAACTGTAAATACAGGTAGTGGCGGCGGAGGCGGCGGACAAGCAGGTGGTGCATATACATATGGTTATGCTGGCGGTTCGGGTCTTGTAATCATTAGATACACAGTTTAATCGGAGAATAAAAATGGCTCATTATGCTAAAGTAAGAGATAATATAGTTGTTAAAGTTATTGTTGCGGAAGCTGACTTCTTTGATACTTTTATAGACGAAAGCGCAGGTTCTTGGATACAAACATCCTATAACACAATAGCAGGTACACATCTTTTAGGCGGTACTCCTCTTAGAAAAAATTATGCCGCTGTAGGATATACATACGACTCAATCAGGGATGCATTTATTGCACCACAACCTTATCCTTCGTGGACTTTAAACGAAGATACATGTTGTTGGGCTGCTCCTATAGATTATCCTGATGATGGCAATGTATATGATTGGAATGAAGAGACAACAAGTTGGGACGCTGTATAATTACAGCCTAGAATAGGATAAATAAATGTCAGGTTACATAGGAAATACACCCATACCTCAAGCTACCCAGACAAGGGATAGCTTTACAGCAACTGCTAGTCAAACTAGCTTTGCTACGGGTGGTTATACACCTAACTTTTTAGATGTGTACTTGAACGGTTTAAAACTAAATAGTTCACAGTTTACAGCTACAAATGGTACAGACGTTGTTTTAACATCTGCTGCGTCTTCAGGTGATATTGTAGAAGTTATAGCTTATACTGCTTTTGAGGTTGCTGATGCTTCTTTTGATGATTTAGCACTAGGTGGTGATTTAACTGTAGGTGGTACTGTAGATGGCAGAGACATTGCTGCAGACGGTACTAAGCTAGACGGTATTGAGTCAGGCGCTACAGGTGATCAAACTAATGCAGAGATAAGAGCAGCTGTAGAAGCCGCAACAGACAGTAATGTGTTTACAGATGCAGATCACACTAAGTTAAATGCTATTGAAGCGAGTGCTACTGCTGACCAAACAGCTTCAGAGATTAGGACACTTGTTGAGTCTGCTACTGACAGTAATGTGTTTACAGATGCAGACCATACAAAGCTTAACGCTATAGAGTCTGGTGCTACTGCAGATCAAACTAAGTCTGACATTGATGCGTTAAACATTAATGCTGATACTTTAGATGGACAACATGGATCATACTATACAGGATACGCTGATACAGCCGTAGCTAATATTGTTGACTCTGCACCTGGAACACTTGATACGCTTAATGAATTAGCTGCTGCTTTAGGTGATGATCCTAACTTTGCTACTACTGTTACTAATAGTATTGCTACTAAGTTACCACTAGCAGG